GGTCATAATACCAGCTATCCGCCCTACAATCTAATCAAACACGATGGATCTAATTACGAAATCGAGATTGCTCTGGCTGGATTTAAAGCAGAAGAGATTGAAGTCTCAACTGAACAAAACATTCTCCGAGTTACCTCAAAAGTTGAGAAACGAGATTCTGAAAGAACATACCTCCATAAAGGTCTCTCCAAACGTTCTTTCTCAAATTCCTGGCAACTCTCCGATGATGTCCGAGTATCTTCAGTAAATTTTGAAGATGGATTGCTGACAATATCTTTAGAGAAGATTATACCAGAACATCAAAAGAGAACCACTTATACAATTAATCCCTCCTCAAGGAGACTTTTGACGGAGTGAGGACCGTCTAAATAGTGGCACGAGACCCCTTGTGGGTCTCGTGTTTTTTTGCTATAATGATAGAAACAGAGTATAATTATGTCTGTAAATATTGTACATCTAGTATCTGGAGAACAATTAATTAGTAAAATTACAGAGCTACGAGATGAAAATGGAGAACCATTTTGTTTTTTGTTGACGATGCCTATGCTTCTTACTTTAATACCAGGAGAAACAGAAGCTGAAACAAAAATCAATTATCTACCTTGGAGTCCATTTTCATCTTCGCCAGAATTTAGGGTTGGGTTTGATAAAATAGTTTCTATTGGAGATCCAACTGGTTATGTTTTTGAAACATATATTGAACTAAATCAAGCAAAGTATCCTATACTATCACAAGAAGAATTTGAAATTTTCCAACAACGTAAAAAGGAGCGAACTAAAAATGACTGAAGAAGCGACAAAACTCAATCCATCTATTGTAGTTTTAAAAACAGGTGATAAAATTATCACTATTCTCCAAGAAGTATTTGAGGGAGAGGGTGATGATAGAAAAGGTATTTGCTTGATGATGAGCTATCCTTACACCCTAGAACTTTTGAATGTTAATAACACTGATAATCAAGAACAAGATCTACAAGTTAAATATAGCAAGTGGTGTCCTTACGCTCTAGATACTCAGTATCGTATTCCTTACGATGGAGTACTCACTATTGGTGTCCCAGATCCTGGTCTTGCCACAGCTTATCTAGCAAAAGTTGAATCTCAGCAAGATAGGGAAAATCGTAATGCTCAACTACAGCAACAAGAAATTGAAGAATTGCTTAAGCATCAAAAAGAAGAAGCTATCAATCCTGAAGTAGTATGATTAAACTTTGTAAATTTGGTGGAGACTGGATTATTTCTGGAATAGAAGAAATCCCAAACATCGAGTTTGGTGATCCAGATTGTATGCTACAATATCCATATTCTATTGATGGGGAGTATTTGACTCCCTATCCTCCCTATGGTAATGAACGTGAGTTTATTGTTCGTTCTTCTGAACTCTCTGTAGTTACAGAACCCAAAGAACGATATTTCGAAATGTACTTGAAACTTGTTGAGAAAGAAAAAGAATGAGGTTTTACACCAGTGTCCAACAATCTGGAAATAGTATTTTAGTTCGTGGTTACGATCACGGTACACAGTTCAGCGATAGAGTAAAGTTCAATCCTACATTATTTCTCCCGACTTCTAAACCGTCAGAATGGAAAACATTAGACGGTAAAAAAGTTCGTCCTGTAGAGCAAGGAACTATCAAAGATGCTAAAGAGTTTGTAGAAGCTCATAAGGATCTTGATGACTTTCCTATTTACGGTCAGACTAGGTATACGAATCAATATATTCTTGATGAGTATCCTTGGGATGAAATGAAGTTTGATATTAGTAAGATTCGTATCTTTACTATTGACATTGAGACTGGTGCTGAAAATGGTTTTCCAGATATCATTTCTACCGATCAAGAAATTCTTTTGATCAGCATTAAAGATTCGTACACTGGTAGAATCCTTGTCTTTGGTTCTCGTCCTTTTGATAACAAGGATAAGAACGTTGATTACATGGAATTTAAAACTGAAGAAGGTCTTCTCAAGGCATTTCTTCATTACTGGCAAACAAACTATCCCGATGTAATTACTGGATGGAATGTTCAGTTGTTCGATATGCCTTACATCATCAGGCGTATCGAACGTATCATTGGAGAAAAAGAAGCTAAATCTATTTCTCCATGGAACAGTATTCTTTACCGAGAGATTTATATCAAAGGTCGTAAGCAAATTGCCTATGACATCAGTGGTATTTCGTGCCTAGATTACCTGGAGCTGTATAAGAAGTTTACTTACACAAACCAAGAATCTTATCGTTTGGATCATATTTGTAGCGTTGAACTTGGTGCTAACAAACTAGACCACAGTGAGTACGATACATTCAAAGAGTTCTACGATAATAACTGGCAGAAGTTTGTTGAGTACAACATTCATGACGTTCGTTTGGTTGATCAACTAGATGACAAAATGAAGTTGATTGAACTTGCTATCACGATGGCATATGATGCCAAGGTAAACTTTGAGGATGTATATTCTCAGGTTCGTATGTGGGATAATATCATTTACGTTTATCTTTCTAAGAGGAATCTTGTTATCCCTCCTAAGAAAGAAAGTCGTAAAGATAACAAGTATGCTGGTGCTTATGTGAAAGAACCTGTGCCTGGCATGTATGATTGGGTTGTGTCTTTTGACTTGAACAGTCTATATCCACACCTCATCATGCAGTACAATCTTTCCCCAGAAACGCTGCTAGACAGCAGGCACCCTACTGTAAATGTAGATCGTTTGCTGAACAAAGAGATTGATCTTTCTAATCTTGAAGGTCAAACTGTTTGTGCTAATGGTACTTTCTATGACACTACCAAGAGAGGATTTCTTCCAGAACTGATGGATAAAATCTATCAGGAACGTACTATTTACAAGAAGCGTATGCTTGCTGCTAAGCAAGAGTATGAGAAGAATCCTTCCGTTGAATTGAAGAAAGAGATTGCCCGCTGTAATAACATTCAGATGGCACGTAAGATTCAACTCAACTCTGCTTATGGTGCTATTGGTAACGAGCACTTCCGTTATTACAAACTTGAAATCGCTGAGGCAATTACTCTTTCTGGTCAGCTATCTATCCGTTGGATTGGCGACAGGATGAATGCCTACCTCAATAAGATTCTAAAAACACATGACGTTGATTATGTTATTGCTTCAGATACTGATTCTATGTATCTTAATCTGGGTCCTTTGGTTGAAACTATATTCAAGGGAAGAGAGAAAACTGATGAGAGCATTGTCACGTTCCTTGATAAGGTCTGTCAGATGGAACTTGAAAAACATATTGAGAGTTCTTACCAAGAACTGGCTGACTATGTGAATGCTTATGAACAGAAGATGAAGATGAAGCGAGAGAACATCGCTTCTAAAGGAATCTGGACTGCCAAGAAGAGATATATTCTTAATGTTTGGGACAGTGAAGGCGTTCGCTATTCTGAACCTAAGATGAAAATCTGTGGTATGGAAACCGCTCGTTCATCAACACCATCGTTTTTTAAAGATAAGTTGCTCAAAGCTTATAAAATTATCATTACCAAAACAAACGATGATGTGATTGAGTTTATTGATCAAGTCAAAGAGGATACTAAGAAACAAGACTATGTAAATATTGCTTTTCCTAGAGGTGTCAATGGTCTCAAAAAATATCAAAGTGTTTCAAACATTTATACAAAGGGTTGTCCTATTCAGGTCCGAGGTGCATTATTGTATAATTACCTTGTTGGCAAGCATAAAATTACTAATAAGTATCCTCTTATCCAAGAAGGAGAGAAGATCAAGTTTCTCTACCTTAAATCACCAAACCCAATCCAAGAGAATGTAATTTCATTCTTCCAGAATATACCTCCAGAATTTAACTTGGAGAAGTATGTTGATTATAATTTACAGTTTGAGAAGTCTTTCCTCGAACCGTTGAAAAATGTGCTAGAATGTATTGGATGGTCTAGCGAAAAGAAAGTATCGTTATTAAGTTTTTTCTAAGGAGAAGTTATGGGGTTTCTAGATACTATAGTTAAAGAAAGCGGCAATGAGTATGCTGGTTT